GCAAATAATCGAGTTGTTATTCGTAGAAACAATGCAGATGCAGGTAGTCAACATTTAGTTATTGCTGGAGGAACTAACGTTGCTCAAGTAAACACAACACCAAAAGCTAACGGGCAAAGAACTGTTTTTGCGTTTAGTTGGAAAGAAAACCAATTCTTAGCTACTGAAGATGGTGTAATTGTTTTAAACGATACATCCGGTGCAGCTCCAGTTAATTTAACGCAATTAGGGATAGGAAATTCCGGTCCAGCTTTTGCTGGTGCAGAAAGCATTAACGGAACCATTGAACTAATTGCTATGATTCCACGGGCATTAACAGCAGCAGAGTTACAACAGGTGAAATTATGAAACCAATGATTAAAACAGGTATTGCACACGCAGTTGTATCAGTTGGATTACAGCTGGTGTTTGCTGCATATTTATATTATGTTCACGGCTTTAATGTTGAGCATGGGGTATTAGCGGGCGGTATTGCCGCTTGTACTGGGTATGTATTTCGTGAAATGGCTCAACACGAATACAAAGGTGGTGGCCCAACTAAAGTATCTGGGACTTATGGTTTATTAAACCATTGGACTTTAGATAGTATTATTGATGTTTTATTTCCAATCATTGCAACAGGTGGCGTATGGATATTAGTGAAATTGGTTTAATCTACGATATGACAAACCCAGAAGAACCAATAGCGTTAGAAGGGTGGCATGTAAATACATTACAGCCTATTGATGGTGCTGAAGAGTTTTTGATTACAGTTAACTCACCTAGTCATGGATTTTTTGGTGTACCTGATAATCAAGTCTACCATTATAGATTTGAATCAAAAGAACAAGCAAAACTGTATATTCCAGAAGAAGAGTAACAGAAGGAAGTAATATGGCCCAATTTAAGAAGTATGATTTTGGATCATTAAGGATAGAAAGGTTAAGTAAGAATAAATGGAAACTTCTCGAAGATTGGTCAACTCCTTACGGAAAAGTACCAAAAGGGTTTGAAACAGATGGTGTTAGCTCAGGATTATTAAAATCTTGGGCTAACCCCGATGGGAGTATGTTTGAAGCAGCGGTGTTACATGATTGGATGTATATATACGCTGTAAGATCAAAAAAGGAAGCAGACAAAGCATTTTATAATACATGTTTGTTATTTGGTGTAAATGTAGTAAGAGCTTACGTTGCTTACACTTTATGTAAATTATTCGGAAAAGGTAATTACAGATGATTTTAGTAGAAAGAAGTTACAGAAAAGATTGTACTTGGGGTGTATTAAGTATTGCTGGTTTTAAGTGTTTTACCTTAGAACTGCCTTGGAAAGACAATGCAAAAGACATTAGTTGTATTCCAGAAGGGACATATGAATATGATATCAAGAAATCTATTCGTACTGGTTCTGATGTGATTTGGTTAAATTATGTAGAAGATAGAAATGCTATACAGGTTCATCCGGGCAATTACACTAAACAAATACTTGGTTGTATTTTAGTAGGTGATAGTATCAAATTTGTTGATACTGACAGTATTCCAGATGTAACAAACTCAAAAACAACTTTTGATAACCTCTTATCAATACTGCCAAAGAAAGGTCAGATTAAGATAGTTCAGGCAACTGCTTAAAATACCGGGTAAATTAAAAAATCCTTATTGCTTTGATCGTCCTGTGATACATTTAACGAGGACAAATTAATCAAGGCAATAAGGGTTCTTATTATGCAAATCGACCAAAACACTATTATCTTAGTCTTGATCGGACTGGTACAGGCATGGTTCTTCTTTGACAAGAATCGTGATGCAGCAGAAAGAGAAGAGATGCGTGAAAGTATCAAATCCATGGTTCAGACATTGGGCCAACTCCAGCAAGATCTAGCAGTAATCAGATTTGCTGTCTTCAAAGAACAAGCTAAACAAGATCAAAAACCATAATTCATATGAGGGATATACCATGAGTCTAACGCTCCTGATTGGCCCAGTAATGAACTTATTGGATAAGATCATTCCAGATAAAGATGCAGCAGCACAAGCCAAGGTAGAGCTGCTGAAGCAAGAAAAACAAGATGCACTTGTAGAGCTTCAAATGTTGTTTGAAGCAGACAGATCACAAATGGCAGTCAATACAGAAGAAGCAAAGCACAGCAGTATTTTTGTAGCTGGTTGGCGTCCATTTATTGGATGGGTCTGCGGTGTAGGTCTTGCTTGGTCATTCTTAATTCAACCTATTGTCATATGGATCACAGTACTATCTGGTATCCCAGAAGTAGATTTACCTAAAATCCCAAATGATGCACTGATGGAATTAGTGTTTTGTTTACTTGGTTTAGGTGGATTCAGAACATATGAAAAAATTAAAGGTATTACAAAATGAGCCAAGCAGCTAGATACGATTTCATAGTGAGACAAGGAAGTCCTTTTAAATTGGAATTACAGTATAAAAATGGTTTTGGTGTACCAGTTGATATAACTGGGTATATTGGCAAAGGAACTATCAAGATTGAGTATTCTGATAAGTTTCCATTAACTAATATGGAAGTAGTTATAGTAGATGCCGTTACAGGGAAAGTAGAAATTAAGATACCCCCTAATGCATTGAATCACTTTGATGTACAAGCAACAAGTGAAAACAATGTATGTAAAGCCATCTATGATGTAGAATTAATTAAAACATCTGGAACAACTGTAATTGATGTAATTCCTTTGTTGTACGGAACAGTAAATATAAAAGTAGCTACTACGGTAGGTAACTAATGGATATACAAGATAAAGAAGTACCATTAATCAATGTTGAGGAGCAACCACCTGAAAAGGTGGTTGTTGACATTTCAGCAGAAGAAATTTCATTTGATATTATTGAAGTAAAAAATGCTGTAGTTTTAGTAGAAGAAAAGAAACCAGATCTGTTAGTACTTACTACAGGTGGTTCACTCTATCAGTTTGCTCAGGGCCAGGGTTATACCGGTACTGAGTTAGAATGGATGACTGAACTTTTAGAAAGTAAGGCTTCTGTTCAATTTGTAGTAGATACTATTGCAAATGAAACTCAAGCTACAGCAACTACTATTCTGCAACTGGAAGCAGAATTAGAAAATAAGTATGCAAAATTAACTCAGTTGAGTACAGCATCTTCTGATTTAAATGCTGCTATCGCACAACAAAGAATAGATCTGGTAGCTAAAATTGGAGAAGACATCAGCGCTTCTTCAACCCAAATCAACAGTACCATTGCTGCTTTAGATTTTGCTATGACAGAACAGTTTTCTGTCTATAACACTAATTTTCAAGCAAATAACACAAGCATCAGCCAATTGGTGATTGGTTTAAGCAATGAAACTGCTGCCCGTATCAATGCTGTAAATGATTTAAGTGTAGTATTTGATAATGATATTACAGGAAGAATAAGCCAAGTTTATGATGCTATTGCTACAGAAACATCTGTACGGGTATCTTCAATCAATACTTTATCGAGCCAGTTAACTTCTTTAATTGGTTCACAGATACAAACTGTGAATGAAGCTGTTGCTACTGAAACTTTATCAAGAGCAAGTCAAGTAGAAACGCTAAGAGCAGATTTTACTGATGGTTTAAGCTCTGTCATTACTGCACTAAGAACAGTAGAAACAGATGTAGACGGTAACAGTACTGCAATTGATTCTATTACAGGGATAGTAACTAACCCAACAACTGGATTAACTGCTGCTTTTGGTAGAGCGAACCAAGCTTACACATTAGCAGATGGTACAGCAGGCGCATTGGCTACATTAGACGGTATTGTGAAAAATCCTGTAACAGGGTTAGAAGCAAGTTTCAGTTTTACCCAACAAGTTAAACTTGACGGGGAAACTTATACTAATGATGCTATAACTGAATTGTCTAATAATATTACTGGTCCTAATGCAATGTGGGTTGCTAGTAATCAATTTATTCAATCAATTAATACAAAAGCAGTTGATGCTGCATCTGATGCAAATCTTGCAATAGGTATAGCAAATAATGCTCAAGGGGACGCATCAGCAGCAAAAGGAGCAGCAGAAGCAGCTAATAATCAGTTATTAGCAATCAGCTCTGATTCTGTTTTAAGTAAAGGTGAAAAACCGGCAGTTATACTTAATGTAACTAATATTTTAAATGAACAAGCAGGCATAACAGCAGAAGGTGTAAGATATGGTATTAGTACAGCTAGGGTAAATTACACTAATGCTATTAGTACATTGGTTACTTATTTGAATGGTTTAACTCCACCATATAATGATACTACTCAAAATACTCCGATAGATGCTGCAACTTTTAGAGATAGATTTGCAGATGTATATACCAAAAGACAAATTTTATTAGATGCTATAGCAAAAAAAGCAAAAGATTTAGCTGATGCAGCCCAAGGAACAGCAAATACAGCTATAACTAACATAACAACTTTAAGTAATAATTTACAAAGTGATGTTAACGGTTATATTGCAGAAAACGAATTAATATTAGAAATAAAAGAAGATTTAAAAGGAAACATAGAAACTACGAGTGGTTTAAGCAGCTCAGTAACTACTTTAAATGGTTTTAAAACTAGTGCAAATCTTACGCTTACTACGCACAGTAATAAAATAGGTACTCTTGAATCAAGAGCATTTTTAGGCGTTACTTCTACAGCAGATGGTAAAGCAACGATTGCTGGTATAACTATAGATAGTGTTAATTATTCTTTGACGTTTCAAGGAGATATATTTGAATTAGTTAATACTAGTGGCGTAAGACAACTTTATTACAATACTACTGAAGGACAATGGCAATTTAGCGGTGGCTTAGTTGCATCTAGTTTCAAGACAGCTACTACTGGATATCGTGTAGAGATGGATGGATCATCTGATTATCCTATTTGGTATGGTCAGGGTGATAAAAATAGCAGCAATGGTTTATTTTATACTGATAAAAGCGGTAATGTAGTGATGCAAAACGCTACTATGTACAATGCATCTATACAAGGTAGTTTAGTAACAGACAGTGGTAATGGCTATCGTACTGAAATAGTAGATGATGGTACTTATCTTGTTTGGATTGGTGCAGGAGCTAAGGAAGATACCAATGGTTTATTCTGGATTAAACGTAATGGTACTGGTTTTATTAAAGGTTCTTTTTTCCAAGGTGAGATTATAGAAACCAGATTTGCAAGTTATAGTAGCTTAGCTAATGAAGCTGCGCTTGCAACTATCAATTACACCCATAACTCAGCAGGTAAAACAATAGAGATTACTGGTAGTGGAAGTGCAAGTGGGTATGCTCAAGGTGGGGATTACAGTAGTGTAATTTGGAGAGCAACAGGAAGAATCTTTAGATCAGGTAATCTTATAGATACTGTTACATACGAAACAAAAGGCGTATACAATGCAGAATTAAATAGAACTACTTGGAATTTATTCTATCCGGCAAGCGCAATAAGTACGGGTCATGGTGCAGGTCAGCAGGCTGCACAATATCAAGTAATTTTTGAAGTATTGAATGGTAGTACACCTAATTTTGCGTTTACAAAGAAAACAGCTACAGTTAAAACATTTGAAAATAAACTAGAATAGGTATTGTATGGAAAATAGTAAAAGTATTTCTTCCAATAAAGAAAGTAATTTAAAAGTTGATTGGGCTAATGTTCCTACAGTATCCGATTTGAAAAAAGATTATCAAGACGGTACTACAGATCATTCAAACCAAATAACTAAAGTTAAAGAATGGTTGGATGCATTAAATATTGAGGGCAGTCATGCACCTACTAAAAAGACTGGTAAGTCTATGGTTCAACCTAAACTTATCCGTAAACAAGCAGAATGGAGATATGCATCATTAGTTGAACCATTTTTAAGTACTGATGATTTGTTTAATGTAGATCCTATTACTTATGAAGATAAAACTGGTGCAGAGCAAAATCAATTAGTAATGAATAATCAATTCAATACTAAAATGAATAAAGTTAAATTTATTGGTGATTACGTTCGTACAGCAGTAAATGAAGGTACAGTAATTGTAAAAACATCTTGGATATTTGAAGAAGGTGAAAGAGAAGTATTCGAGCCGGTTTACGAAATTAAACCTGATATGTCAGAAGAAACTCAAAAAATCCTTGGTGAGATGCTTGCTGAGTTTCAGAAAGATGGTTTAGCTTTTGAAGCTAATTATAATGAAGTTTGGATACAAGCATTGGAAATGACTGAGCAAACTCAGGTTCCTCATGCCCCAATTCAAACAGGAATTAAAAAAGTAACTAAACGAGTTACTACTAAGAATCATCCATGGGTTGAAGTAAGACCATACAATATGGTTCTCATTGATCCAACATGTAAAGGTGATTTGACTAAAGCTAACTTTATTATTGATATGTTTGATACATCGTTAGCTGAATTGAAGAAAGCTGGTATCTATAAGAACTTGGATCAAATTGATATTCAAAGTAACTCTATTAGTTTATTGGATACTCAAAAGGTAGGAAGTACTAATTTTAATTTTAGTGATAACACTAGAAGAAAGATTCGTGCATATGAGTACTGGGGATTTTGGGATATCCATGATGATGGGACATTGGTGCCAATCGTAGCTACTTATGTGGGTGATGTGATGATCCGGTTGGAGCGTAATCCTTACCCAGATCAGAAATTACCATTCACCATAGTTCAGTACTTACCGGTAACGAACTCAGTGTATGGCGAAGCTGACGCATCATTGTTGATAGATAACCAGAAGATCTTGGGTGCAGTGACAAGAGGCATGGTAGATATCATGGCTCGCTCTGCAAACGGACAGCAAGGCTACGCGAAAGGTTCACTGGATTTTTTGAACCTGAAGAAGTTCAAGGACGGTGAAGACTATGAATTTAATCCTGGGACAAATCCTGAACTGATGTTCTACATGCATAAGTTCCCGGAGATACCAAAGTCTGCAGAGTTTATGATTCAAAGTCAGATGGCCGAAGCTGAGTCTATTACTGGTATCAAATCGTTCTCCAGTGGTATTACAGGGCAGTCATTAGGGACTACTGCAATAGGTGTACGGTCTGCAATGGATGCAACGGCTAAACGCGATCTGGACATCTTACGCAGGCTGTCAAAAGGCATAGAAGATATCGGCAGAAAGATCATCTCTATGAATGCTGTGTTCTTGGAGCCGGAAGAAGTTATTCGGATCACAAATGAAAAATTTGTGTCAGTTCGAAGAGAAGATTTAGAGGGTAATTTTGACTTGAGATTGACCATCAGCACAGCTGAAGTGGACAACCAAAAAGCAGAAGAACTAGCATTTATGTTGCAAACTCTAGGAAATAGTGTAGATTTCGGTATAACGAAGATGATTTTGGCTGATATAGCCAAACTTCGTAAAATGCCAACTCTGGCTAAACGACTGGAAGAGTACGAACCTCAACCAGATCCATTAGCGGTACAGAAGGCACAATTAGAGATCGCACTGCTGGAAGCACAAGTAGAAGAAAGCAGAGCCAAGGCAATTCACTGGGCATCAGGTGCTGGATTAAATGAGTATAAGGCTCAAGAGTCAGCAGCTAAAGCAAGTAAAGCTCAAAGTGATGCTGATATGTCTAATTTGAATTTTGTACAAGAAGAGAATGGTACAAACCACGCAAGAGCAATTGCTCAGACACGAGCACAAGCAGAAGGTAATATTCAGCTTGAAGCAGTTAAAGCAGCTCTTAATCCTAAGAAAGAAAAAGAATCTGCATAATGCAGGACACAAGAGATAATATTATGAATCAAAGTGAATTACAAACTGTAGAAATCGAAGAAGCAGCAGCAAGAGAATTAGTAGAGTTACAAAATGCTCTAATTGCACTGGAAAAGAATAAACACTTCAGATCGCTGGTAAAAAGTATTTTTGAAGACATTCCTTTAACAGTAGCTGCACAATGGAATAATCACATAGATGCTGCACCTTCTCAACAAGAAGGTATGAAAAAGAAACTTGAAATTGAATTGTCGTTTGTAAGTTCGTTTCGTAAGCATTTAAGTTTTATTCATGCTTCTGGTAATCAAGGTCGTCGTAAACTCGAACAACTTGAAGAATACCGTTTACAACGCGAAGTAGAAGTTTCTGCAGAATAATTCCGAGCAATTAATATAGCGGGAGCAATCCCGCTTTTTTTGGATTAAGATTATGTCAATTGAAAATATGGCTCATCTAAATGATGATGATTTTGAAAGAGAGTTCAATGCTGAATTTAATAAATTAATTTCAGCAGAAAAAGAAGAAGAACAAGAAGAACCTGCTGAACAGGAAGAAGAACAAGAAGAAAGTACAGCAGAACAAGATAATACCGAAGAAGAACAGGAAGAACAGGAAGAAGCTTCTGAAGAAAATTCTGAAGAAGAAAATGAAAGTTCAGAAGAAGAATCAGAAGGTAAAGATGAATCAACGGATGAGACTCAGGAAGAAGAAAAAGAAAAAACTGAAACTCAACCGAGCATTAACTACGAAGAAGAATATAAAAAGCTGTTAGCCCCATTTAAGGCCAATGGTTCAGAGATGAAAGTTAATAACATCGAAGAAGCCATTACCTTAATGCAGAAAGGTGCAAACTATCATCAAAAGATGAATAGTATTAAGCCTGTTATGCGTATTGCAAAAATGCTGGAAAATAACAATTTATTGAATGAAAATGACATTCAATTTTTAATTGATATTAAAAAACATGATCCAAGTGCTATTGCAAAATTAATTAGTGATGCTAAGATTGATCCTGTAACAATTGATCCTGATCAGAGACAACAATATAAACCGGGCAATGATCGAGTTACAGATAGTGATTTAGTGTTTGAAGAAGTAATGGCAGATATTAAAGAATCTCCAGCTTTCTCTAAAACAATAAAAGCTATTGAACAATTCGATTCAAAAAGCCAATTGGCTTTGGCCCAAGACCCTGAACTGATCCGTAAGCTGAACTACCAAGTTGAAATTGGATTATTTGACAAGGTAAACTCAGAACTTACACGGAGACAGGTATTAGGCTTGGTTCCAAAGAATCTTTCAGTATTTGAAGCATATATGCAGGTTGGAGATGACCTTTATAATGCTGGAGCTTTAAAAGAGTTTGACGATAAGGTAAGTACACCCAATGTCGATAAACCAGATACAAAGCCAACCGGTAAGAAAGCACCTCTCAAAAATGTAGATAATGTTAGTCTGAAAGCTAAAAAGCAATCTGTAGCTCCTACTGTTGGTACTACAGCTAAACAAAAAGATTTAAAAGACTTTAATCCATTATCAATGACAGATGAAGAGTTTGAGAAACAATACGGTAAAGCTCTTCGTTAATAAAATTTGAGGTAATTTTTTATGACTATGCAGTATAAAAATCCGAATGGTACACCATCTTCTGTGGGTACTACTCAGTTCAATACTTTCTTCTATGTTAAGAAAGCTCTTATTGAAGCGGCTAAGCAGCAGTTTTTCAGTCGTTTGGCTGATACTACTTCTATGCCAAAAAATATGGGTAAGACTTTGAAGCGTTACCATTATCTGCCAATTCTGGATGATGCTAACATCAACGATCAAGGTCTGGATGCAACTGGTTCTTACGGTGTAGGTGTACCGGGTGAGTTTGAATACACCATTATCATCACACCTCCAGGCGTTCCTGCAGCGAACCGTGGTAATCCACATCTGAACGATTACGCTGTAGGTAATGGTGCAACTGCAGGTGCAGCTCAAACTGCAGCTGAAGCTGTTGCAATGAACATCCTGAAAAACAAATGGGGTGTTACATCTGGTACTCAAACTTATGTAGCGTATAAAGCTGCTGCAGAAGCATTGGCTACACCGTTTGTAATTACTACACAAGCTGCTGTACCGGGTGCTGGTAACTTGTATGGTTCATCTAAAGATGTTGGTTACATCAACGGTAAAATGCCAGTACTGTCTGAAACAGGTGGTCGTGTAAACAAAGTTGGCTTCCGTCGGGTCGAACTGGAAGGCACACTGAAGAAATACGGTTTCTACTCTGAATATACTCAGGAATCTCTGGATTTCGATACAGATGCAGAACTGGAAATGCATTTCACTCGTGAAATGGTAAATGCAGCTAACGAAATAAATGAAGACCTTATTCAGATCGATTTGCTGAATGCTGCTGGTGTTACTCGTTACGGTGGCGCTGCAACATCTTTAGGTGGTATTACCGGTGATGGTACTGCATCTCTGGTTACTTGGATTGGTTTGGTTAAACTGGCAACAGAACTTAACCTGAACCGTTGTCCAACTAACACTAAGATGATCACTGGTTCTCAGATGACTGATACCCGTGTAATCCCAGCTGCTCGCTTCATGCACGTTGGCCCAGAACTGGTGCCTACACTGCGTAAGCTGCTGGATCACTTTGGTCAACCAGCATTCATTTCTGTAGAGAAATACGGTGCTGCAACTACTCCGGTAGCTGGTGAGATCGGTACTATTGCTGATTTCCGTATCATCGTAGTCGATGAAATGATGCGCCGTGAAGGTGTTGGTGCTAACGTAGGTGCTGCAGCTAACGTATACCGTAACAACGGTGTTAAGTATGATGCATACCCAATGTTAGTAGTTGGTTCAGAAGCCTTCACTACTGTTGGTTTCCAGACCTCTGGTGATAGTGCTAAGTTCACTATTAAACACAAAAAGCCATCAGATAACATTGATCGCAACGATCCATACGGTGAAGTTGGTTTCATGTCTATCAAGTGGTACTACGGTTCAATGGTATTGCGTCCAGAACGTATTGCCGTATACTGGACAGTGTGTGAGTGGTAAGTTCTAAGTAAGTAAAATGAAGCCCTCTTAATTGAGGGCTTTTACCCTAAATGGCGATAAGCCAACGAAAAACAAAGGTAAATATCGTATGTCTAATTTAACTCCAGAAGAAATCCTAAACCATCTTAAAAAACAAGCTGACACTTTAGGTATTCAATATCATCCGAATATTGGGATTGATGCATTAAAAGAACGTGTTGTTGCTAAAATGGCAGAAGACAAAGTAGCAAGTGATATTCCTACTTTAACTAATGAACAAATCAATCAATTAAGCGAAGAACAACGTATTAAATATATTCGTAATCAAGCGAGTAAATTAGTTCGTGTTCGTATTGCTTGTATGAATCCAAACAAGAAAGAATGGGAAGGTGAGATCTTCACTGTACAAAACGACTTCTTTACATTTAAGAAATACGTTCCATTCAATGTTGATTGGCATATTCCACAAATGATGTTGAATATGATTAAAGAGCGGAAACATCAAATTTTCCGTGATCGTAAAGATCAATTTGGTCGTATAATTACTACTGGTCATTTAGTACCAGAATTCACGATTGAAGAATTGCCTCCATTAACTCAAGAAGAGTTAAAAGATTTAGCACTGATGCAAGCTAAGCGCGCAAATCCATTAGGGGATTAATATGGCAACAACTGCTATCACTGTAGATCAACTTACTAATGCATGTGATACATCTGAAGGTACAGGCGTTTTTGATGTACTATTTAAGACAGTATCTACAAGACTGCATGATGAGTATGTCAAAGGTAGATTAGCAGGGCCACAATACTCAGAAGTATTACTTGGGTCAATTCAAACAGTACTGCAGCAATCGCTGCAGTTTCTGCTTTCTAAAGACAAGATTACTGCTGAATTGGCTCTGTTAGATTTACAAAAACAAACCATCACAATTCAGAATGATAAACTGAAACTGGAAAAAGATATTTTAACTCAAGAGAAAGAGTTAAATATTATCAAGAAACAAGCAGCAGAAATTGAAAAACAATTACTGGAACTGCAAGTAGTAACTGTAGGTAAACAAAATGCGTTGATCGATTCTCAGGTATTAAGTGAGACTCAGAAACGTTTGAACATGGTTCAAGAAGCTTTACAGATTACTGCACAAACTACTTTAATCAATCAACAGAAAGACAATTTATTAATAGAGAAAGAGAAGATTGAATTCGAATCTTTATTAGTAGAAGCACAAAAAGATAATGTTGTTGCAGGGATACCTTTAAACAACAGCCAGAAACTGAGAATTGATGCTGAAACCAATTTAATTGGTGCTAAACTGGTAAGTGAAACAGCACAAACTTCAGGTGTTCCCGGTGGTTTACTGGGTAAACAAATGGCACTGTATCAAGCACAGATTGACGGATTTGCTAAAGATGCTTCACAGAAAGCAGCGAAGGTAGCAGGTGATATCTGGGCAGTAGCAAGAACTACTGATCCTGATGCAACTCAAATGCCTATCACATTAGCTGAAATCAAAACGTTAATTATGAATGCAGCATAAAGATACTTAATGGAGAAAGGGGCTGAAAAGCCCCTTTATTATTTATGGGTATATTCTCTAAGAAGAAGAAAGTGTATGTAGGAACTGCATTGGTTCCTTTATATGATGAAATACCGGATGTAAGTAAGAATGCAATTGTAGGTGCTATCTTCAGAGAGGAAAGTATCTCAAAATCTATTAGTAGAGAAGTAAGTGGAAGCTTTGTGAGTAGAACCAATGGTTTCTACAGATATGGTAGAAATCAGTTTTACAGAGGACTACCTGAAGGTTACATGACATATAGTGATATTGATTATGTTGAAATTGCACAAGTCTTATCCCGTATATTGAGTTTTACTCCAACAGTACAATCTGCAGAAGTATCTACAGATAACTATGAATTTATCTCTAGAAGATACATACAAACTAATTGGGGATACTTAGCAGCCAACAATAGATTTAATAGTTGGCCTACAATCTATCCTTTAGGTACAGTTATTACACTGGATACATTAACACTAAATGAAGAAACAAGACTAACTCAAGTTAAAGTAGCTGTACAAAAACAACCATTATTGTCTACTGACCCAATGCCAGCATTAGAGTATGAAACAAAGTCTTTTGTTACACCGATATTAGACAAACTACATTTATATGTTAAGTATATTGTAGATCCTGTGTTATTAGATCCAACAAACCTACCAAATATTAAATATTGGTATTACGATATAAGTACTAATACTTATCCTGAAATAAATAAGATATTGCAGGATAGTTATAGTTCTCCGTTTTATCCTATTGTTCCAATCAGAAAAAACAAAGTTAATGTTATTGATGGGGTAAACAAAGACAATACTGTAAACATATTAGATAAACTGGGTATTAACTTGTCTACTCTAACTGATGGCATTATGAGTACGCAAGATGGGAATAATCCAGATAATATAGATGATGTGTTTTTAACTTTTGCTATTAGTATGAATACTCAAGTACCTGAAGCAAAAGAATACTTATTTGAATTTTTTCTAGATTTGTATAATAAATCTAAAGTAACTAAAGATATCTTTACTTCTTGGGAAGGAAATAAAAATAATAAAGATAACCCACAAGAAGCCATGGAAATAAAGGAAGATGAGTACAATACAACACTGGTTTGGAACTACGTAGATGGTACGGTCAAAGCAGGGAATATAGGGAAAGTAGGAACCGTGGGTATTGCTTTTGAGAACAATCCAAGGTTTACGTTACAAGGTTATGATTATGAAAGAAGTAAAGTCATACTAACAAAACAGATTGCAGTAGGAACAGTTCAGGAGATTGTTGTTCATGGTTTAGAACATATGACCAATGTGTATGAAGGTAATCTTGCTGTGATTACGGTAAATGACTTGGTTCAACCAGAAGAAGATAGAAAGGATATGTATATCCCTATATCAAGAGAAATATTAAACAGAATGAAACCATTAAAGAAAGCAGCAGTTCTTTATGCTGGTTTAAGTCTTGTAGTATATTCTGTTCAAATAGTTTATGTTAAATGGTATCAAAGAGGATTTTTTAGAGCATTCTTAATGATATTAATTGTAGTAGTAAGTATTTATTTTGGTGATTGGTCAGGAACATTTGCTCAAGGATTTTGGGCAGCAGGAGCTACAATATTAAGTAATGTAATTTCTAATGCGATTATATTAAGAGCATTACAGGAATTGGTGGAATTGATTGGTGGTGAATTAGCTTTAGTATTAAGTGTTGCTTTAGCTTCATACGCAATAAGCCAAGGATACTTTTCAGCTAAACCAATACCATTAGCAGATGATTTTATGAAGTTAGCATTATTGAATTTAGATGCTACTAGTAAAGTTTATCAAGAGAAAATGATAGATTTACAGTCTGATGTAAATGAATTTATGAAGACAGTAAAAGAAAAGGAAGCTGAGTTAAAAGAAGCAAATGATTTACTTAAAACAAGTGATATCAATTATTTGTTCTTAAAAAGAAATAATATCTATTTTGACTCAGGAGAATCACCAAGTATGTTTTATACAAGGATGATTCATGAAAAGAATCCGGGTGTTCTTGTCAAGGATTTTTTAGCAATGTTCTATGAAAATAAGTTAAACTTACAGGGTCAACATATCATTGGTAATGAGAGGTAATTTATGAGTATTTTTGGTTTGCCTGCTGTGTCAGGTTCCATTAATCCAGTCGATACTACAACTACTCAGGGTTCATTCATGGATCGATTCTGGGGCGGTAAGGATTCACCGGGTTATCTGAATACCGGTGTAGCTGCAGTAAGCGGCTTGGGTAATGCTTGGCTTGGTATGAAGCAATACAGTTTGGCTAAAAAGATGTTTAAAGAGCAGTCAGCTTATGCTGCAGCAGACCTCGCCAATCAAGCCAAGACGACGAATGAGCGTTTGGCTACCCGTCAGGAAAGACGGATCAACGAAGGCACTGCTACAGGTACTGTAAGCGATTTTATGAGCAAGTATGGCGTACAAGGTAAGGTAGGTTAATCATGGCTGAAACGATTACTTGGCGGTCTATGGCCGGACCAAATTTTAGTGGTGCAAGCCAAGCTTTAGATGCTGCCGGTAATCGGTTCAATCAAGGCTTGGAATCTATTAATAAACTGGGTACTGATATGAGAGCAGCTAACATAGCTGCTTCTGACAGACGTAAGTTTGAAAATACAACTAAAGCACTGGCTTCCATTGCTAATACTAAAGATCCAGCTGAGTTAGATGCTCAAGCTGGTAATTTTAGCTATGAAGCATTAAAGACTAAGTTTGGTGATGAGATTGATATTCCATCTGTTATTGATGGCTTCAATGCACAGAAAGGTAATATCCTTAAACAGAATACTGCAAATATTCAATATAAGAATTTAGTACAAGCAGATAAAGATAGAAGTATTATTGATCCAGCAACTGAAGAAGTAACTCAGTTATTGGCAGATAAAAACTTTACAGGTGCCAGAGGTTATATTGATAATCTTGCTGAAGGTACTCCTGATACTAATGTAAGTTCATTATATAATTTGCTTAGTGCTGCACAAAAAGATAATGCAACAGAAGAACGAGCTGTTGAAGATCAGAATATACAAAGAACTAATGCAGAACAAAACACTACTGTATTTAATCAAAATCAAGAAAGATATAAACAAGAAAAAGGATTTGAAGAACAATTATCCCAGCAATTTTTATCATCTACATTAACTGATGATAATCCTGAACAAGCAGCAAATAAATTACTTAGTATAGCTAAAACACCTCAACAGGTAGATATGGCTACTAAATTTGCAGAAAGAGTTAATACTCTTACAAGCAGAATGACTAAAGAACAACAAAGTAATGTAGCGATCACAGATAATGTGTTAGGAACACAAGAAGGTATTTTTAAACAGAAAGTACAAAGTGATTTAAAAAGAACCATGGAAGAGAACCCAGTGTTGAAAAAGTTGGCTGTTTTCAATAGTGGAAAAGATTTACAGGGTTTGAACGAAGAAGGTGTTATTGGAAAAGTAGTAGCGGAAAAAGCACCAAGAGAAAAGAATGTGCTGTACAGTACATATGAATGGGGGGATAGTGCAAAGAATGCTATTCGTACCAGCGTAAATAATGCAAAAAGCGAATTAGCCGAAGCATTGAAAGTAGAACCAAGTACTTTAGAGATACCGGCACAAGTATTGAATGCTGCACTGATGTCAGAGGATATGTCGGGTGGTTTTAATGATAGTGACAAAAACAAAGTACTATTAAAAAATAAAATCGTTGAAATGTACAAAACATATAAAGAAGAGTCAGAAAAAGCACCAGCTATTATAAAACAACAAGAACAAGAAGCAGTACAGAAATTAAGTGCAGTTAATACAGCTACTTCTAGAGTAAAGAGTAATCAACAAAAACTTATCGAAATACAAAACAAACTTGATGGTTTACAGAGTATTTATGATCCGACTACTGCAACATATAAAAATGCAGAAGGAAGATTAATGAGTAAGTTGAGTGCTGCAGAAGCTGCATTGAAAAAGAGTACAGTAGATTTACAATCTACATACAAAAATGCTGGTGCAGATGTACCAGAGAACCTGAAGAAATTTTTGGATGGTATCAGAGTACATTCACCAAAAACTGATATCAGGGATGTACAGAATGATTAATGTAGTGCTATAGTGATTGTGACTTCTCCCAAGTCATGATGTTGATTGCCTTATGGCCAGCTCCTTTGTGATTACACTGGAGCTTTTTTTATTTGTGGTGTATTCTGATTTTGCCAGTACATAGTACTTACAATCAGGTGATACCATGCAAAAACTCCCGGAAACAGGGGCCGAGTTAAAACAATTACTCGTGTCTTCTTCTGTTCAGGACAAGTATAGAAAGCTTGTTTCTGACGCTCAAATTAAACCAACCGAAATAATTAATACAGCAAATCAAAACCAAGAAGCTATTGGCGGAACTGTTTTTGATAAACCTGTAGATAATATCTCATTTGCTAGTACTAATGACTCGTTTGTTAGTGAAGCAGAGAATAACCAAAATGCTTTAAGTGAATTAGTAGCTGATAACAGATTACGAGCTTTTGCTAATGAAGATCGTACTTTGGGCGAAGTTGCTTCTGATACAGCACTTTCATTAAGTAAGAATGCTATTCTTGCTGGTGAAGCAGTTACTGCTATTGGTGAAATAGTAAATAAAGTAACTGGTAAGAATGTTGATCTTAATCCTGTAATGGAAGGATTAAAGAAAGGCAGAGAGTTTATTAACTCTCAAATGTCAGATAAATCACAAGCAGCAAGAGCAGTAGTTAATAAAGACGTTGCTAAAGCTTCACAGGATATTACTTCAGATGGTTCATTCTGGGGTGATGTAAAACGTCAAGCTGCTATTGCTTCTGTCAATGTAGAATCATTAATTGATAATCCTACAGCTTTAATTGATTCAAGTTTAGAATCAGCATTAGCCTTTGTTGCTCCTGCTTCTGCTAGTGCATTAGCAGGTAAAGTAGCCGCTAAAGTTGGTGCCAATGCAGCAGCCACTGCGACTGCCAAGGGAGCAGCTGGCGTAGCTGCAATTGGTGCCACTGAAGCGGGTTCTAATGCAATAGAATCGAAAATGAATGTTCTGGGTAAATCACACGAAGATTTAGTACAGAAGTCTCCTTTATATAATGAAAAGTTAGATGCTGAACTAAAAGATTTAAAAAATCCAACAGCAGGGCAAATTAACTTAGCAAGACAGAAAGCTAAAGAAGCTGTAGCAGATAATGCATTCCAGTATACCTATTGGGCTACATTTGCCACTGCAGCAGTAACATCTAAACTGATGGGTACTGCAAAGTTAGAAAGTGCCGGTTACAAGACTGGTGATATTGTATTGGATCAAGCCACTAAACCATCAAAGCTTAAATCATTGGCTACAGATGCTTTAAACAGTACTGCTGGTAAAGTTGGTTCAGCTACTACCAAAGAAACTGCTGAAGAAGTTATTCAAGGTGTTACCGGTGAGATCATCCAGAATAACGCTGAATATCTGTATTCGGATAAAACTGCTAAACCATTAGAGGGTACTGGTGCTGCAGCTGCTGAAGGTGGTTTATCTGCTGGTGCAACTACTGCTGTATTGTCTACTGGTAGAGAAACATTAACTGCTGGTGCTAATAAATTAGCTAAGGTAGCTGCACAGGCTCAATCTGATAAAAAGATTATGGCTGCTGTAGATAATGCAGTAAATACTGGTGACTATAGTAAAGTTAGTAAACTGAATAAAGATATTGATTTAGTTGTTGGTTCATTAGTATCTGCTACTAACTTAGATAAAGTTAAAGATGATAACAATGCTGCTTTTAAATTACAAAAGACAGTATCTGAAATCATTACTGATACTACTGTAAGAGTAGATGAGTTAGCTGCTATTCCAGTAGATAAAAGAACTGCTGCTGAGAAGAAAGAGCTGGATACTTTAAGTAAACAGTTAGCTACTAGTATTGAATTGTTCCAAGCTTCTTTTGCTGGTTCTCAAGGTATTAAAGATCTTAAGAAGCAAGTTAAAGATAATAAGATTGGAACTACAGAGTTTTCTGACCGGGTACTTAGAACTCTTGGCTCAAGTTCACAAGGTCTGACTACTACTGCATTAAATGACATTATTGAAACAGAAGAAACATCTCCTGAAGTAAAAGAGATTGCTGAAAAGACATTGGTTGCAACTGATGCAGTAGAAGTTGCACAAGAAGCTCGTAGAAACATCCCAAGCATGAATCAGATCAATGATGATGTGATTGTAGGGGGTGATAACTTCGTAGGCTTAAAACAGCATACAGGACGTATTAAACGTGCATTGACTGCAGGCAATATCGAAGTAGCAAAGCAATACTTACAACAACTGGGGAATTTTGCTGCAGCTCATACAGAGAAAGCATTGGACTTTGGTGGTGTATTTGAAAAAGCCAAAGCCGGTACTGCCTATCAAGAAATGGATATCCTGAATCAGGAGTTGTCTGATCGGTATGGTATCAATGGTCGGAAATACAAGATCCACGGCAGCTCAGGTGCCATGGTTCAAATGATTCAGGCAGAGGCTCAAGCCATTCAAGCAGAGTATGAAGCACTCAGTCAGCTTGTAGGCTACAGCGAAACCAAACCTGAAGTGTTTGTACCGGCAGCAGTAGAAGTACCGACACAGGCCACTACAGAAGCTGTAGAGCCAATACCAGAAGTGGTAACACCACAACCAGCTATTCCATTAAAAGAACCGAAGGAAGGTAAAGTAGCTGAAGTTGTACCAGAACCAAAAGTAGAAGATAAAAAAGAAAGAATTGAACCAACTATTTCAGATTTGAATGTTGATGAAGTAAAAACAGACAAAAAAGAAAAAGTACAGGAAGAAGTAACAGAGGAAGTTAAAGAAGAAGTTAAGGAACCAGTTAAAACAAAAATTAACTGGAAAGCAGACAAAGTAAAAATACAGGAAAAAGTAACAAGAACTTTAGGTGGTGTATTAGCTGTAACAGGAAGAATCAAAGATGCTTCTATTGATAAACCTACTTTAAAGAAAAATGTGGATGCTGTATTCAAATGGATTGAAAAGAACAAATTTACTTTATCTGTAGAACAAGTAGATAAAGTATTAACTGTAATGGCTAAAGGTATGGAAGATGCTTTAGACAATACAATTAAAAATATTAAAAAGAATGAAGATGGTACTTACTCTTTATTAAATAATGCTTATATGAAAGGTGTTAGTTTAATTGAAAGTGTTACTAAACCATTTCATAATAAAATGCATGAAATATTTGAAGTATCTAAAAATAAAGGAACTATTAATAGAATCAGAAATATTTCTAATAAATTAAGAAATGATCGTGATTCAGTTGGTACATTTACTACTGAAGAGAATGAAGTAATAGATTCATTCTTAAAGTTTGAACAAGCATTTATTAAAGCATTTAAAAATACTTTTGCTGAATCAAATAGTGTTGAAGATGCATTAAAAGAAAATAACTATACAGCTTTGATTATGGATACATATGGTCATATTGATGACAACATATTATCTAAGATGGCTGCTAGTGCTTTAGAGTGGGCATTAACTGATGGCGTAAACACTATCAATTTTGATGCACGTAGAGTACGTAAGATACTGGGAATGGATGATGATGCAGAAATCCCATACTCATTAATTGCTGCAATGAATCAATTAGGCGAACCAATCAATATGGTTGCTGAATCAATTGGTTCAGACTTTGTTAAAGCTATGGGTATTAAAAGAGGACCAAATACTACAGCTATTCAGATGGGTCAGCTTGTTTCTGGTTTTGGTGGTTTGTTATTACAGACTATGGAAGAAGCGAAGTTTATTACACTGAATCAGTACAATAAAAATTACATTAGTGGTTTAGAAGATTCATCATTTAAATATGCTTTAGATATGTTGCTGAATAAAGAAAGTTCAGCCTTCAAAGCAATAACTATGGTTCGTATTAATACAATTGGTGGTAAAAGACCAATCAAGTTACATCCATATTTAGAAGCAGCTAAAGATGCTCTGAAGCGGGAAAGAATGGCTCGTGCTGAACAACCGGCTCCAGACAAGAAAGTATTAGAAAGACTGTTTGATGTGAACAAGCCAAGTACTACACCTACATTCCATATTCCAGCGGAATATAATGGTGAGTTAATGGATGAAGAGAATGAAGCAGAGTTTGAAATTAAAAAGTCAAAACAGAAAGCTTCACGTAAACAAAAGCAAGCAGTAAACAAGATGTCAAGGGAACCAGCTGGCCCAACATCATTGGCTATTGATTTCTTGGGATTTACCACAGCAGAACAGCAAGAGCTTGTTGGTATAGATAAAGATGCTGATAACAATAACTTTGTTGTAGCTGAAAGTATTAAAGCAAGTAACGATGCTTTATTGAGAGACTTAGATCAATCAATAGAGTTTTTAAATGAAGCAGTAACAATCAATAAACCATTTTATTTTCCAGTAGTAATTTGGAAAAACTTACGTATGGGTTTTACTAATACTGTTGGTAATCCTCAAACAAGTAAAATTGCTCGTAGATTGTTTGGATATCTTTCAAGTAAGTCTACATTAGACTTTAAAAATAAAGATCATAAGCATTATTTCATTTTATCTTTAATCGAAGCATTCGATAGTAAAGATATGATGAACAGATATATCCAAGCAATGGATAACGGTACTGTTGATGCTTATTTTGAAGAAACTTTCAATAATGAAAAAATGAAAGAGTTAACTGCTATCTATAAGAAAGTAGCTAACAGTGAGTATGAAGATGAAGCACAACGTACGGAAGAAGTAGGTAAGCTGATTGATTTTGTAAAAGGAACCAAAACCAACTTACATGCTCTGCACGGTATTAAAGCTTTGTCTGTAATGGATATGGAGAATCCATTTGAAACAGATCTGATATTGGAAGTTGATGGTGTAGCTAACGGTGTGGCAATCGGTGTATGGCAATTTGCCATGGGTAAAACTAAACCACAGCTTATAGCTGCATTAAAGAGAGCTGGTATTTATGATACAGCTGATATCGATTCTTATGTGAAATGGTCTAAGACACCGGGGAACATGGATTCATATCAAGTGCTTGGTTCATCTTGGCATGACAAGTTACAGTTATTTTTAAATAAAACATTACCTGATGTTGTCAGCTCACTTAGTTTTGGTGATATGAAGAAAATCGAAGGTAATATTGAAAAACTGGAAAGTTTTAATATTGAACCAACTCTTGCAACTAAAATTATGCAGGATTTAGTTGGTCATATTAAAGTAAACAATGTTATTAGCAGTTTCGGACGTAACTTGTCTAAGTCACCTACTATGACTGGTAACTATGGTTCAAGTGTTAAAGCTTCTATTAATAAAATTATGGATGATCAAATATTAGTATGGTTGGAAAAAATTGGTAAGAATCCATCTGATGCTAAATATGATGAACATCAAAAAGAATTAGAAAGAATGGATGCATTGTTTTCTCAACTATTTACTTGGGAACCAATTGCTTCTATGACAATTGAACAAAGAAGAAAGTTTAACTTCTCTGATAAACAAAAGAATGTATTAAATGCGGTAATGCAGCATTCACATGGTAGTCCGTTAATACTGGCGATGGATGATGTATATGGTGATATGTTAGAGAAAAGATCTAAGATCATTATTGCTAGTCAATTAATGTATAACTTATCTGAAGACTTTAAACTTAGTTTAATGAAAAAGCATTTCAATAAAGATTCAGTTGCTGAATTAACAACTACTGAAGAAGATTTTATTGAAAACATTATGTTTGAAGAGGGTATGTATCAGATTCTTGATACACCATTTTCAGAAGGTACTGAAGATGGTTTAGCTATCGGTAAATCAGAGAAAGTAAGATCACAAAAAGATGAAGACAAAGTAGTACTGCGATTGAAGAAGAATAGAGACAGTACCGGTAAAGGTGCTTACAGAATGTCTACTGTACGTCCTTCAGTACGTCAAGCTAAAGATCCGGGTGTATCCATTGGAGCAATGATGGTACAGATGCTGGATGCTATGACGATGGCTTTGTCTCAACTGGATAACGTTGGTTTAAACGAACACGATGCAAAAGGTATGAGTATCCAGAATGCTCGTTACACAATTGCTCAGCTAAACGATTCGTTCAAACAAGCTGTAATGAGTGAGTACGATATGACTACTGCTGTACTGAAGCAGGTAGAGCATATGATTAGTAAATCTGATGCTGGTACAGTAAGCAGAATCTGGAATGATATGAGCACTAATCCTGAAACAGGAAAAGTGAAAGCAGCTTTCAAAGGAATTGAAACATTTGGTCAATTTACTAAATTAGTAGAAAGTACCATTAAAAAACAAAACAATTTAAGAAATGCTATCGATGTAACATCTATCAGCCAATACGATGCTTTAGATAGTGCTTTACAAGTAAAAGAAGATAACTTAGTTGATTTGTATGTAGAAAGGTTTTTTGGTTCTTCTGAAGAAACAAGTACTACAGCCAAGGTAAATAAAGAGATTCCTCTGTCTGCCGATAGTGCAATTGATATTTTTGATGAAGTTGCCAAGATGGGTGTAGTACAAGAGAGTGATTCAAGATTAAACCAGTTAAGGGAAATCGTTGGTGAGTTTAGCCAGAAGATTACAGATCCAATTAGTTTTATCCTTGGTTCAACTGAAGGTAATACATTTGGTTCATATGAAGGATTAAAAGAAAAGATAAATGTATTTGTCTCTGTTAATGAAGAATTGAAAGCTGGTATGAGTGCAGCAGAAGTATATGCTCACGAATTGATTCACGCAGTCACAGTCAACGTTTTAAGAAGCGGTGATATGGTTGCAAGAAGAATCAGAGCAATGTATGACGCAGCTCAACAGATGATTGATGATGGTAACTTAAGCTATGTGGATTTTCTTCCATTGGATCAAAATGGTAATACTATTACTAATCCTACAGAAGAACAAACTAAGTTAGCTAAAGACAGATTTAATTATATTTTCCGTAATAAAAACATTGATACCCAGGAATCAATAGATGTAGTGGGAATGAAATCTACTAAACGTAGTAATGCAGGCTTAGAAGAGTTTGTAGCGTTTGGTGCAACTAATGCAGCATTTATGGCAGCTCTGAATAAGCCACAGTATGCAGCAGCATTGAAACTGGTATTAAAAGCTAAAACAAAAGAAACTAAGTCTGATGCTACGCTAGTTAAGTACTTAGATAAGGTTATTAATAGTTTCTTAGATTTAGTTAAAGAAATCATTGATACAGTATTTAATAAAATACAAGGTATTGATACTAAGAAGTACGATCAACAATTGCATATCTTGTTAGCTACTCTGGTTGGTATTAACACCAGACAGAAAACAAAGATGGGACAGCAGATTGATTTACTTGGTTCATGGAATGAAGCAGTACGCTCTCAGATTGCTCAGTGGATCGTAGAGCCGATAATCAAGTGGGCAGGTAGTTCTGCTGTGCGTGGAAGCAAGAACACGTTAAAACGTGCTACAGCTCGTGTAATCACTGCTACCAGTCAGAGCCAAGCAGGTGAGTTTACAAAGGTTATGCGTGAAGTCCGGGCAAGACTGAAGCAGAACAAAGAAAGCTTTGGTACACACCTTCTGACGAATATCAGAGGTAGAACCAAAGACAATAGACATCTGCATTTGATGTTGGCTAAAGCTAACAACCATATCGATCAGATGCGTAAGTATGTACAACGGGTGGTTAAAAATATTCTGACTGAACAGTTTAAAGGGAAATTAAACATTGAACAGAAAGAATCTATTACTCGTGTTGGTTATATGGGCGATATGTCAAGATTGCTGGATGCATTCAGCGGAAGTGATATTTATAAGTTGGTAACTGAACCAAGTTATTTGATGGATCAAATTAACAGATACGATAAGTTAATTAGAAGCAATAGTACTCATGCAACAGGAAACTGGTTTATTAATATGGGTGATAGCTTAGCTGATATTATTGTTAATGGTGGTGCAGGTACTGTAGAGAACTCAGTTCAAAATGCTTATTTGATTGCTAACCAAGCATTGAGACTGACTAAAGATAAAACTGTAGATGCTTCTAAGATGGAAGATCTTATTGATGTATATGTATCGTTAAAAGCTTTAACTTTACAAACACCAGAAGATTTAAAAAATATTAAAGATGTTATTGATAATGAAGTTAGTAATGGTGCTTCATTGGATGAAAATGGATTTATCTTTGCATTGCGTATCCATGATACGTATAAACAAGATGCATTAGATATTTCGTTTGATGGTAACAAGACTAATATGAAAAAAGGCTATATCAAGGAAATATTCAATCCTAATAAAGCCATTCGCTTTAGTGTTATGCCATTCGATCCAGCTTTGATGGAACAAGGCTACAGACCGATCAGGATGTTAGATAAAGATCAGGATGATTTAACTGTAGGTGAAATACCTAACTTAAGAGATGTTGTAAACTTTATGCGTAGTAGTGGTGTATCAGAAAGTGAAATTCAAGATTTCAAAGATAATCCACCATTATATAGAAAAGCAAAAGTATTTATGTATGTAAATGACGATGCTAAGTTAGCAACATATCAAGCAGGTATTGTATCTGGTACTGATACTACACATAGAGGTACTGATGTATTTGATGGTTATGTTATCCAAGAATCTGCATCTATGGATCAAAATGCAAGTTCTGATAAGATTAAGTCTGTCTATGTACAAGCAGCAAGACAAACAGGAAAAGATAACAGTAGAATTAGTAAACAGAAGAAACAGAAGAATACAGCAGCAGAAAGAAATAACTATAAAGGAAATAAAGTTAAACTGTTGCCTATCTTGAATGAATATGAAATGCTTGCTGGTTATCGGTATGTAATGACTAATCAGGATAAGAAGACGTTATTAGAAAGACATGATGCTTTTGATGATGTAATGGGGCATATGGAATCTCATATGAAGGATAAAGCAAACAGTAAAACTATTAACAGAGCTTTAGTAGATGCTTCAATTGAAGAATACAAAAACTCTAATAATAAAAGAGATTATGTATATATTGGACCTGACTCAACCAAGTTAGAGTACAAAGAGATTTGGTATCGTTTACCGAGTGATATGAAACGGTATATCAAAGATAACAGTGACTTTAATGGTTTGATGGTTCATCACTCTAACGTAAGTACTGTTTTTGGTTTCCGTAAACTGACATTGGATGAAATAAGCCAACGTGGTTTGAAATCTACACGTAAGTACTTGCAGAATGATTTAGCAAAGTATGTATTTAAATTGCTGGGTCATAAGTACGTAGGTGTTGCTGAGGAAGCTTGGAAAGATTTAATGAAGATGGTTCGAGATGTAATCGTAGTTAAATCAGGTGTAGTTGCAGTAGGTAACATTATTTCTAACATTGTGTTACTTAGAATGCATGGTGTACCGTTTCACAAGATTATTAAATTGAGTTCGCAAGCATGGAAAGCAGCAAACGATTACCAAGATGCTAAGTATGAACATGACCGTATTGAATTCGAATTGAAAGCAAATGCGGGTACTATGAGCATTACTCAGATTGGTAAGTTAAAAAATAAACTTGTTGAGTTAGAAACTCAAATGAATGGTTCACCAGTAAGTAGATTAATTGATTTGGGTGTTTACCAAACAATTGTTGAGGAAGTTGATCCAGAAGAAGTTACATATGGTTATAAGAGTAAACTGGAAGATATCATGTCACCAGTTACAAACAGAGTACCGGATGTAGTTATGGACTTAGGTAAAGTATTCTTTATGGCTCAAGATACTAAATTGTATCAGGCAATGAGAAATGCTACACAGATGTCCGACTTTGTAGCTAGATATGTAATGTTTGAGTATGAGAAAGAACAAGGCAAGAATGAAATGGACGCTTTAGATTCTGCAGTAGAGAACTTCGTAAACTACGATATTCCTATGCACCGTTCATTACATTGGCTTAGTGATATGGGTATTCTGTGGTTTCCTAAGTTTTTCTTAGGTATACAGAAAGTGGTATACAAACTTGCTACTGAAAAGACTGGCAATCTTTTAGCACTGTTTTTGATGGAACATTTCTTAGATTTAAATCTAGATGATCCAACAGATGCAAGTGTATTAAGGGATGATGCTATTGAAAGCAAATTTGGTCTGACAGATCCTGTTACCACCATAATGAGTGGTAACATTATTAATCTGGCTACTGACTAGATTTGTAGGCTAAGTACCCGTGTACAAGGAAGTACACTACTAAGCCTGCAAGTACAACAGAAAGGATTATTCCAGAAGCATAAATAATAAAGCCACCGATTAAGGTGGCTATTATTATCATTGCTGTAATGAATATCCCTTTAGCTATTAACCAAAGGGATTTAAACATTAGACTGTAGTGCCGAACAGATCAGTTTGATCAGCAGCAGGGGCTTCAGTGCCTTCTACAGCTTCATCAGCTTTAACTGCTTTTGGTTCTTGAGCTGGTTCATCCAGACCGATGAATACAGTCAGTGGATTACCTTTACGGCCAGCAACAACTGCGATATCAACTTCAGCAGAAGTCAGACCTTTAGCTGCCAGATGAGATTTAACCAGAGAGAACAGTTCAGCTTGAGACATTTGGATTTTCATAGTGGTATTTCCTATTTCAAAGTTAATAATTTAAAGTTATCAGTTTTTAGTGAAGCTTCTAGTACTGCAATGGCATCTGCAAGATGCTCGTTTTTTTCTAGAAATCTTTCACCGTTTTTATCTTGGGTTTTCAACCATCCGAGTTGTGGATATTTAGTTGTAGCCCATTCTATCATTTGTGCTTTGGTAGCTGTTTTAATTCCTACCGCTGCAAGTTTTACTTCAGTTGGTGTGACTTGTACCATTGGTTTACTTACTGAAGCTAATAAACCGATACACATACCATAACTAGCCATTGCTCTTGCTGTTTGACTACCTACCGGTATTTCCACACAAACTATGTCTGCACTCGATGAATATGATAATAACTCAGAGAAATGAGCTTTGCAATGGTCTAAATCAAAAGAATTTTGACGAACACTCTTCTTTTTTGATTCTTTTTTAGGAGAAACCAATTTTACAGCAGCAAGTTTCAGTTCTTGGGTAGTGGTATCATAGGTAGCAAATGCATACCCAAAGTTGTTCATACTTGGGTCAATACCTAAAACTTTTAAGATTGCCATAAGTACCTTAGAACTCCCGGCTATTACACCGGGAGATATTTGATTAGCTTAAATCACCGAAGAGATCGACAGTGTTAGTGCTGCCAGATGTACCACCGCCAATAGGAGATGCACTAGGAGCGTTAGGAATGGTTTTAAAACGGCTAATGACTTGACCAGCATTCTTAGCTACCCATTGGGTGTAAAACAGCTCTGTGGGCTTTTCAGTTGCTTTGGCTTCAGTTGCTGTTTCTTTATTTTCGTTAAAGAACTTGCTGATAGTGTTCCGGTTAACCTTTTCATTGGTTTTCACATAACCACTATCTGTTTTAACAGATTTGTTCTGTTCTTGGTTTTCGATAGCTACATGACAGACCTTGTTAATAGCGTCTGTAAACGCTTCTACTTGAATAACTTTGTTATCCCGATCTTTGATTGCCTTGATCTCAGTAACAGCACCAGAGCTTAAACCTTTGCCGGTAAGCATGGTCAGGAATGAATCAACAGTAATGTAGCTTGGTAAGATTTTCTTTGACTGATCTTTTCTGTCAATAAAGAAGTTTTCACCGGCAGCATTAGTAATATAGAGAGTTTCAGAATATTTCTTCGGAACGCCGTCTACATCTAAAGTCAGATCGAACACAACACCAACAGCACCAGAAGCCGCTTTCTGCATATACAGCATATTGATAACTGCTTTATAGGCATTGGTTGGGTATACGGAATAACCACCTAAACTATCACGTTCTTCGCCTTTGGCTGCTGCATCTGTTTTTACATTGTTTAATAATGACATAAGTTAATTCTCTCTTATTTATAAAATTCGTCGATTGTGTCTAAAACGTGTTGTAAGGAATTGTCGATAAAGGTTTCTTTTCGTGACCACATACCCATTGGAGCACGAATACGCTCACCGATAGTTCCTTTAGTTAGCTTGGTTTGAAAAACATATTTGAAACCATCTATTTCTTCGTCTTCAGTGATTACTAATTTTGGATTGGCGTAATCAGCCAATTTAGTTAATGGCATACGCTTAGTAGCAATTACGTTAGTAAAAGCAGCTTCGATACCAGTGTTCATTAATGAACCTTTAACTTTAACTAAAGATTCAATTGTATTCTCAGCTTCATTTAATACATCAGTAGTGTGAGCTAAAAAGACAACTGTTTTAGTTGATTTAGCTACATACTCTTGCATTAAGTTTTTAAAAAACTGAGCATAGTCTCCCCAAGCTTTTTGAGTATTTGGAGAAGTTAATACATACTTTGATTCGTACATATCCATTAAGAATGTCAATGTATCGATAACAATGGTATGAATGTTTTCAGCTTTCTCTGCACGCACAAAAGCATCATATACTTGCATTGGATCACTGATAGTAAAAGACTTACCTAAAAACTTAAAAGGTAATGCTTTATTGTTCTCACAGTTTAAATACATTACACCTTCTGGATTTCTCAGATTATGTAATGACATAGATTTGCCTGTAGCAGATTTACCACAGACAAGAACAATACGATTGTTCATTTATACTCCTGCATCTCTTTTACCTACAGCTTTATAGGCTGTAGCAAGAATTGTTGAATGTAACTCTTGTAATGTCAGTTTATCTGGAAGTTTCTCATTAAAAGCTTCAACCATTGACTGAATTTCAGGAATAGTTTTACCAGTGTCAACTAAGAGCAATGCATACTTAATAAGTTGATTACTTCTGTTACCAACACCAGTGTTATTTACAAACCATCTTTCTAATGCAGCAAAGTTAGTTTGTCCATCGAATTGAGCTTTACGTTCTTCATTTTTTGCAGTCTTAGGAATGTACGGGAGTACATCAAACATTTTGCCAGTATTCGAAAATACTTTAGCATTATGGTTCGTTAACCACTTACGAGAACGTTGACCAGTAGCAGAATCTACTTCGAATGGTAAAGATTCAAATATGCTTTGCATACATTCTTTGTAATCTTCAGCATCTAATTTCAGAGTATAATTCAATGGAATCATAATCCGGTATCTGTCAGGACCAGTACCATTCTCTTTATGGCGTTTGGTTGTGTATATGCAATAAGTGTAATCTGCAAATATCTTCTGAGCAGCTACTAATGGAAATGTCCCATCTACATCTAAAATCAATAAATTGAAGTTAGGTAATGCATTGGTTTCAAGCCTGTGTTCTTCAGAGAAGTGATGATTACAAAAATGCATATTTGGTGCAATTACCAATTTATCAACCATATTTTGGAATGATTGTTCAACTGGTTTATACCTTACTGCAATATCATTACTATAACTGAAGATGATCTTATCAAGACTGGTTTCTTGTAAGCTTTCACCACGAATGAATTCAATACCATTGACAAATCTGCGTTTGATCAAAATATTGTTTTTATACCCGTGAGCAATAGCTAATTGCATAAGTTCAGATTTTTGTGCAACACCACCACGATAGAATGGTAAATCTTCCACTAAATCTGCTTGAGTCAATTCAGAATTAACTGAACCGATATACTTACACAATTTTACATATGGGCGATCTCTGGACATCATTTCAGAGAAAGCAATACCAGATTCTTCAACTAAACAAATAGCATTATATAAATGGTCTTCAGTAATTTCAAAAGACTCGTCTACAAATGCATAAGCACCAGCAAGCTTTAATGCTTTAAAATATCTGTGAGTAAGCTCTGCTTTTCTGATTTCATCATGTTCTGGTAGCTCTGAAGCTAACTTTTCACATGCTGTTTTGTATTCAATATAAGCTAGAGTTACATCACGAGAAACATAAAGCTTTTTATCAAAATGTAATCTGTCAGCTAAGTTAAAGAACTTATCAGACATTTGATCTAAAAACAGATCAGACTGAGTATTAGTCATCAAATCTAATATTTGGTCTGGTGTAAGATCTACTAATTTACGATTGGTTCTGGCGTAACCGAATAAACAACGACGACCGTAACCAGTATCAAGAAATGAAATAAATTCATTCTCTACTTTACCTGCATCGAATAATTTCGACGGAGTACCGTAACACATCAGGTTAGTTGGAGTTCTGCCATCAATTTCTTCTGAACGAAGATTTTCAGCAGTGTTCTTGATAAGTTTTTGTTTAATGCGACCAATATCAAACAACTCTAAAAAAGTTGTCAGTACGTCAGTATTACCTAACAAGTTGGAACCAATTTCATCTATCTCTAGATTCATTGATCCGGCACCTGCCATCAGTAACTTGTGACGCATCTGTTTAACAGCTGCAGTAGTACCACTGTCAAAACCGAACACCAGGGGGCCAAGGTTACGAAATTCTTTCTTGACCTGCTCATGTATATCGTCCGGGTCTTCTGCTCTCTTGGTGGCTCTGGCACACGCTAAATTGTACAGATTGATATCAGCAATAGCAGGGAATGTTTCATCCAAGAAACGAGACTTGAATGCACCAATTACCTGTTCTTCGATGATGTTTGTACTGTGGCCTTTACCATGTCCAGAAGTCGCCAGATTGACCGCATACATGTTGATGGGTATGACACCACGATCCATGGTTTGGATGTTGCAGCGCATCATTGAGGCGACTTTAGAGAAGTAATAAGCAACCATTACCCTGAAGAATAATGGCTCACTGTTTTGAGTTTTTTGACAAAGAATTTTTACTAACTGATCGGCAATAGGATGGTGTGTTAATGTGGTTAAATCCCGCATATTACTCTTCCACGTTTCTCCAATCTTTCCAAACTTTTTGGTAAGAACGGAGAGATTTGTTTAATTGAAATTCAATGTTCAATTTAAAAGCAAGATCGTCTACGGATAAAACTCTATGCCGTATATATGAGTCATTTGCTTTTCTGACTTGAATTATTCTTTTTATTTGTTCCTCAGTAAATTCCCTTCTGTCCCGTCTACGAACAGGACTCTCAGATACTACTTTTGGTTCAAATCCTTCAGAATTATTCGATGAAATAACCGAAGGTTTATTACGATATGTGAAATCTGGCATGTCTTCAACAATTTCAATTGAAAATATCCAGTTAAATATTTTTGTTAAAAAATCTTTAATTTTTTGTAGCATGTTTACTCCAATTCTAAAGAACCATCCAAAATAAGTTGATCTTTCTGGGAACAAACAGTAAAAGCAGGACAATATAAACAAGCTCTTACTTTACCGGGTTTTTCAACAATAATACCTACATTGTTATCTTGTCTTAATCTAATCACTGCTTCTTCGTATGTATCGAAGTTAGCAGTACTACGAGTAGTCTTATCTTTGTTCTTATAGTATTTGTATTGAGGTTCAGATCTCCATAATTGTTCATCAGTACAAAGAGGAATATCTTTTTCTTCAGCATCCCAATATTCTTCAATTTGGGATAACTTAGTAGAAATAAAGTTTTCTGTCTGAGCTAATGACAATAATGGTAATGTCATAGCTAAAATAGGTTTCTTAGGGTATTTAGGATTTCTTGCTACTTCGAAAGCTTTCCAGTCAGTAAACAAAAAATTAATTACCATTGAGGTATCAGTAATGATTTCTGGATCAAGCCAGCGATACATGGAACCTTGTAATGTGTAATCTTCTGTTTTAGTGCCAGCAGTATATGTATAAGTGGAAGTAGACTTGTAATCTTGAACTTGACCTTGATAAACAAAGTCATATTCACCTGAAATAGTCCAACCATTGATTACTTTGTTTTTACGTTGCTCTGTATAAACAGCAATGGTGTCTTCATCTATTTCAGATGGTTCAGGATTAACTTTTACTAAGTCTTGTACTTTTTTAGGAATACCTAAAAGAGTGAGTGCATTGTTTCGTTTGATTTCGTTAGTCCAAGCAGATTCTAATGAATCGTGAACTGATTGACCGATTTTTGCTTTATAACCGTCCATGACATCTGCGGGAGCAGAACCGACAGGAACCCTCTGAGATAAAATAAATTGTCTCAATGGTTTAAGCAAAGTAGTGACACTGATAATTTTATTACCAGTGACACCAGTATAGTCATTTGATGCAAGCCATACGGCTATTGGGATAGGAACATTTGAATTGTTAGTTAACATAGTGCTTCCTTTATAAATGATAGATTATTCTATCAATTTTATACGCTGGAAGCGTCTATTTGCCCTCTGTAGTAATAAACAGGTGAAAATGCGTATGGGTTATTTTCTAATTCGATTGCAACTCTGGAAGACGATCCGGAAACATCTTCAGTTGCAAGAGGTGCTGAATGACCTGTTGGAGTAAATCTTTCAAAGCCTTTAACAGTTCCCATTCCATCAGGAGTGAGTACTAACATACCGTAATGAAGCATAGATACCTTTGAAGTGAACCAGCATCCCAAGCGAGGTAACGAGCGCAGGAGATGCGTAGGTTCACTGATAAAAAATTAAAATTCAGTATTTTCAAAATCACGAAGAATAGATAAAGCTTCTTCGGAATCACCCAAATACATTTCATCTAAAATTTTATTTTTACGTTGTTTAAACTCTTTGAGTTTATTTTCTGGGTGTTCAGTTAACTTAAACCAAGCGTTTCCGACAACAAAACTATCTGGTGATTTAACGTATGGTTTGAACAATACATTTCTGACTGCTTCAAGATCAACAACAGGTTTACCTTTATCGGCATTTAATACTAAATCAGGGTATTGTTTTATAGCAGAAATAATTTCTACATTGGTTAAAATAGAATTTTGGTAAAGTTCTTTTGCTTCTTTTTCTTTGACAGTAAAGTAAGCAGTAACTTTATCTGTATAAATTTCTTCAATACGAGTTTGAAGATGTTTAATTTGACGTTGATTTAAGGCCATGATGTTTCCTTAGAATTTTGCTTTATCGTGATTAGGTAATAATTGACGATATTGAATCCAATCTCTGTAGTTACCTGACCAAAGATTGTAATCTATATCGATATGCGTAATACCTTCCGGGAGGAAGGCGATCACATCCTTTAATGACCAATCTGGATTGATAAAACTATCAACAGCTATTGCTGGATGTTCAGACGGAGAAGCATGTACTTTTCTACCATTAAACAGTTTATCAATAACTGTTTTGGTTTTCTGAGTAGAAGTATCTTCTTTTCTGTAAGAAGTCTGTGCAGAAACAGACATACTTAATTCAATAGCTTCTTCTTTGGTTAATTGTTCTTTGGTTTCAGGGTGGAAGTAACATAACTCACCGTTGATACGAACTCTGTCTACAAATGGTACATGAGCTTCACCGGGAGCTAATTGAAGACGAACAGCACTGTTCCGAGCTTGTTGGATCATAGAAGCAAGCTTATGGATTTCAGGAAAAGCATCAGCATCAATTCTGAGCCAATCAAAGTTTTCCCATTCAGTAGCAGAAAGAACGATACGGATATTTTGGAATGGTTCCAAGAATCGTCCCGCATGTTGTTTGTGAATGTTTAATCCCTTTGGATCAGCTAATTGCCTTACTTTGTTTGATACAAATTCAAACATTTCATTTTTGATATCATTGGCTTGATCAATAACAGTTTGATCGTCAATAGGATTACCTGACATACCGGGTCTATGGGTAGTCCATAAATAATCAGCAGGATAATTGCTAATTTGTTCTATAACAGCGCTAATAGGTACTGCACGAGTAGAAGAACTGTTTTTAGTAAATACTCTGTGAGTTAACAGTTCAGCATGGGCAGTACGAGGATACTCACATACAAGAGTATCCAGAATAGTACCAGCAGGGGAAATAGAACCCTGAATAAATTCGACTTTCATCTAAATTTTTCTCCGTGTTTCTTTAATAGTAAAAGTAAATCAAACTTAGAAATTTCTTTAGGTAATTTAAGTTTATCTTTCCAAGATGGATAAAATAACTCTACATCACCTCCTAAACCTACTTCTGGATGGTATAACTCTTCAGGAACCCAAGACATATGAAATCTCATACGATTGTTGTGATAGAGAATCACATCAAGATCTTGTTTCAATAAAAAGTATTGAGCATCGTGAATATGACAAGTAGGCAGTATTGAGTACTTATGCTCTGTATTCCAATATTCAGTTTGGTAAGATACAGCTGCTCTGTTGTTAAGCAGACCATAACTTTGACCTAAAGCATTACCTGCTGTTCTACCTTCTTTCAATGCTTCGTATGGAGTCCTAGAACTGCCCCAGATGCATTGTTGTAATAAAGGTGTACGAATCCTCAGACCAAAAGCACATTCGATGTAGCCTACTTGAGAGGCTTTCTGAAGCTGGTCTTGAACCCATTGATCAGATATTGCATACAGCTCATGGTATTTAGCTTCAATCTTTTGAGCTACTTCTTTGGTAAAGCCACAGTTATTAACTAAAGTGATCCAAGTACCCTGATAAGTAAGAGCAAACGTAGGAGCTTTACTGTCCTGACGTAATTTACTGTAAACAGGATGATCTTGGATTGAGTTAATAGAATCTACTGAATCTAGATCAATATCTGGCATTTGTTCAGAGAAATATGTATATGCCCGTAAACAGTGACCATCAAAACCATCAGTGTAAACTTTTAGTTTATTTGGATCTTTAGTCTGTAGAGCAGATACTCTATCTTCTAATGAAGCAAAATCAGAACCTGATAAAACCCACCCAGGAGGAGCTTGGAAGCATTCTTTTATTACAGATGCGTACTTACTACCTGAAGAGGGAATGTTCTGCATATTTGGATTAGAGCTACTTAAACGACCGGATACAGTACCGCCTAAATTGAAGTTACCATGAATCCACCACCAACCATCCTCATGCATGACAGATCGTGTAATGAATGCATGTAAGAAGTTGTTGATGATGATATCTACATCAGATAGATCGATAAGTAGCTTAAACAGCTGAGTATCATCGGCTGATTTAGAATGGTTCAAAAGTTTCTTGATGGTATCCTTTCCAGTTGCTGGCGCTCCTGTGTCTGTGGTGTCAATGACAGCATAGCCAAGGTACTCATAAATAAGCCGCTGAAGCTGCTGATTAGAACCGGGATTAAAACTAACATAATCGAAATACGAAAGAGGTTCTGATTTCTTTTTCCATTTTGCGTTTGTCGCTTCAAACTCTTCTTGTCTGAGCGTTTGCTGGAAAGCAAGTACAGAAGGTAACAAAAACAGATTGTTGACAGTAGAATCTCTGTGTTTTGTAAGTTCATCGTTTAATTCTCTTACTCTTGTAGAATTTAAAGGCATACCCACTAATTCCATTTGAATAATGGTTTTCAGTGATGGTAACAGTACGCCGTAATAAATACGTAATTGTTTATCTTGTTTTGCAATAGGATAGTACTTATTGAATACATAAAATGTAGACAAACTATCTATTAAGTTATATTCCAGTAATTCTGCTTCAGGAATAGCAGCAATATTGTTTATTTCTTCTAAAGCATAGTTACCAGAATGCTCATGAGCTAATGCTTTAAGAGAAAGTACATTTCGTGCTGTAGAGTTAGTAGCAAGATACGCAATGATCTTTGTGTCATGGATTTGCCTAGTCATGGTACGAATACCTTCTACCATTTCAGCATAAGCATTAAATTTGTTTTTCATAAACAAATTAAATACTAATACTTTAATATCATAAGAAGCATTGTGCCAAATGGTAGTACCACGGTATTTAGTAAAGAATTGTCTTAAAGCTTCTCTTAATTGATAATTAGGAGTTAGTTCGTGTTTATACAGACTATTTGTTGCATTAGGAAGATTAGATAAATCTACAGAAAAGCTACATGCTTCATGCTGATTCCAAGCAAAAGATATTGTAGCAATACCTGCTTGCCAGAAATCTAAAGAGTATGCTTCGATATCTACAGCGAGTTCAGGATATTTAATTAACTTTTTAAGTAAAGCTAAAATATCAGAATAACTGGTAGGATAATACGCAGAATGGATAAAGTTTTTACCAAACTGATTAATTGAACCTGTTAAATGACAGGTAATAGCATTGAGAGCTAAATCAATTTTAGATTGTTGTTTTGGATCGTAAAATACAGTTTGATACGATGGAACATAAACAATAGAGAAATGTTCGTAGTCAGGAATAGTACAAGCAAGAACATAACCAATATGTTTATCAGCTTGTTTACTGTTAGTCCAGACTTTGAAATAAGAAGAATCAGTAACTACAAGAGTAGTTATATTTAATTTATTAAGATTTGGGAATAATGTTTTGGTATATTCTTTAATCTGAGATACTGTAGTTTTAGTTGCAGATTCAAGTAACTGAATAGCAATACAGTGCTCATCAGGGAGAATATCATTGATAGGCTGTATATAAGCCTTATGAATGGAGTCTTTATTTAAAGCAGATAATTTGGTAAAAAATGCCACTTTAAGATTATCAGTGGCATTTTGAGGATGGAAATTTATGTGGTACATACCTACCCTGTCTGAGATATTTGATTAAAAAACATTTCTACCTGCAAGTATGCATAGGCTTCTTGATGTTTTTCAATAAAATTTTGGATATCTTGCTCAGACAGGATTGCCGTAGGCGATTTAACATAACCATCTTTAAATTTAATATCCGCAAATAAATCTTTGGGGAAAATAGAAAGAAAAGATGGAATGTCTGGTGAATATATAAGAGCACTTACAAACATATTTTTAAGTTTGGAAGCTTTCATTTCATATTCTGCCATTGGCTCAACTAACGGTAACATTAATTGATGGGCATGAAATGTGAGAGGAGCCTTATGAATAAAGCCCTCTCTTGTATCATTAAAACGACGATATTCTCTACTTTTAAAAGTAAAGCGGGTTGGTTGATTGGGAATAGCTAGAACATGTGCTTCTTGTATCTTAAACACAGGTTCTATCTGCTCAGACAAGTCTTTTATAGTTCGATGGAGTCCAGTAAAGACTCCATGCTGTAAAAGAGCTTGTTTATCGCTTAAGTGTATTTTTGCACTCATAGAGTAATAAACTTAAAGTCTGCGGTTGTATGAGTCAGCAGCGTATACACTTCTTTCAGTTGTTTAACTGTAAGTACTGGATTGTTGACAACGTAAGCAACGTTCTCATTAGGTGTATACGCCCGATAGTCGATGGTTTCAGCGTAAGCTAATTCCAGATTACTGAAGTAAATACGAGCTTCGTGGTAATCTTTATGTTCGCCAGCTAACCAATGTGTTTTGATCTTGTCAAAGAACCAAGCAGTGTCATCAGGCACAATGGCTTGAATTTCTTCTTCATCCATATGCAGATGATCAAAATTTTTGAGAGAGTACTTATGTACACGAACAGCGTACTTTTCATCTCGTTCTGCGATAACTGGAACATAGTTCTTTGAGGTTACTACTTGCGCTAATCGCTTAACGCCGATAGATGCTATCAACGGACTTAAGTGAATCATGCTGTGAGTGCGAATGAAATCGCCTTCAACAGGATAGATACTGCCGGTTAAAGTAGCTTGAATCTGGTTATTCAGTTCTTTGGCTTGGTTTGAGCTAGAAGCTACAATAACAGACTTAGCTGATTTAGGTTGGATCAGAGAAACCAATTCCGAAGGAAGTTTTTTCTCTACCAGATCAGAAATCTGTAAAGGGGTGTTTGTAGCAATAGCGCTAACAACTCTATCAAACAATGGCCGAAGAGCAGCAGGGATACGATTGACGCCGGTGGTTTGAGCAGAAACGTCGATAACGTTTTTAAAAGCACCAGAGTCAATCAGCATTTGTACGTGATGCTTGCCGTTCTGGTACTCATGCTCTGCATTACGAGAGTCATGGATCAAAATCATTTTCTTTTTCAGTGAATCTTCGACAGTATTTGCCAAAGAATGCTTAAACAGTGTTTCACACATGTTTTCTGATCCGTAAACAACAAACAGATCGCCTTTTGGTCTTGGGGCAGTAGGCTCGCGTTCCCAAGTAACAGCATTGGTTTCGATGTTACGAGTACCAATAAAATGAAGAGCAGTAGGAACAAAAGTGATTTGTTCTTTGCATACATTGTTTAAAGCAACAGTATGCATATGGGTAACGCCAGAGTAGTTAATTGTAAAATCAAACTCTGATTTTTCGATGGTAGCCATCAGTTCACGATAAGATTTAGCTTGCTGACAAGCTTCGAAAACTAACGCTAATTTATCTGTATCAGCAGTACCAGTGATAACTAAAACGTTATCAAGTGGATTAGAATTTTCTGAGCCTAAAAAGACAGAGATTTTTTCTAAAATAGCTTCTTGTTGTGGAGTGAATAACATGTTTCAGTGTTCCTATGGAAATGATTCAAAAATTTGGATAAGTAGCAAGCAATATTCAATATTGTCTTTAGGTGCGCCACATAGAGGTTTATTGTCTTGGGTAATCTGCAAGTAAGGGCAAAGTTTGCAGCTGGATACAGTAGGGGTTACTGTATCCAATTGCTCTTTGGTAAAGATATAAAACTCCTACTCGGTGTCGATATGAATAAGTCTACCGAAGTTAACTTCTGCCCGTGGATTGTCACAACAGATCCATACAACGGGAAATCCCGGATCTTTTTCAATACGGTCGCAATCAAGGTCACTGTAAACTACCAGCAACAATGGTTTCTTTTTACTGACTACTTTGAATAAATCTTCGAGATCAGTACCACCACGACCTTTAAACTCGATTTTGCGGATACTACGGCCATTTTCGATGATATGAGTACCGCGAACAGCAGTATCGAAATCATGAATAATCATGCGTTCTGGTTTGATGTTTTCCATAACATAATCTGCTGCAGTAACAAAAGCACCACATTGATGATCAGTCATAGAACCAGAAGTATCTAATGCAAATACTACTTCGCCGTAATGAGGTGCATACAGAGAAGGAATGATTTGATCAGGAAAACGACGATTTTGGCGTTTATAGCTGTAATCTGTTTTTGCAAAAGAAGTGAGTGTATTCAGGAAAATAGATTCCCAAGGAATACGTGGATTAAAGATATGTTCAAACACATCTTCAATTTCACCGGGTAAATTACCGAAACCTTCTGATGATTGTTTTGCTGCAGCACATGCTTTAGCAATAGCAGCATCAATAGCAGCTTCAACACCTGCAGCACCCATACCGGATTTAGGTTGCCCATTTGGATCAGGTTGCCCAGATCCGGGAGCATCCATATCAGCCCCAGAACCAGCTTCACCAAATGAAGTGTACTGAGGCAATTTATTTACCATTTTCATCAATTCGTCGTAAACCTGAACAGAGTTCATGTCACGGAATTGTTCATCGCAAAGCCAAGTACTTGGGATAATATAATTGTTATCCCGAAGAAAAAGGTTAATTACATAGTCAGCAGCCATATTCCAAATTAATGGATTACGGGTTTCACAACGAAGCATGTGCTTAAATGCAACATGCCACGTTTCATGGGCAAGAACAGTAGTAATAGTATCTACGTCAAGCTTTTCAAAAAAAGAAGGCACCAATATTAAATTGATGCCGTTAGTTGCTGCAGTTCGTGAAGGATGTTTTTCATCCCAAATAATGTTCATACTGAATAACAAGTTACACAGAAAAACAGATTTACGGTCACGAATAAAGTTGTACTTAGCCAAGTCCAACTTTTGTGCTAATTCTGAAGAAACTTCCATTTTAATTCCGTCTGATTAAATATTTGGACATTTCAGTAGCGTATTTGATAGCGCCCGGTGTTTTGAGAACTGCAGGATTCAAAGCAAAGATTTGCTGCAGTGTGATGATCTGGAACTCAGTTGCCAGACGTTGCAGATAAACAACCAGTCTATCTACGTTAGTTGCATTGATACCGTCTGCAATCACGCCAGTAATAGCCCATTTACCTGCTGGTTCATTGGGAATACGGGCACGAGCAGGATCAGCAACGATTTCAGATAAAGGAATCAAGTCGTTGTAAATAGACATGAAACCTAAGAACTCTTGTGCTGCACCTTGGCCGATTGCACCAGCAATAACAGGCAGCATTTCCAGATTAATTGGCTGGTTCAGGGTAATTGCTGTTTTGCACAACTTAGACACAAATTCCCAAGTACGTTCACAAGGGAAAGTATTGTCGTTGTGGTCTGGCTCAAAGCTATTAAGTAGCTGTGGGCGAGAGTTCAGGAACGATATCACAGGGGTAAAGACGCCTGCAGAATAGGCCCAATCACACCATGTAGAACGATCACTTGTTACCACTAAGTGGATTAGCCGTGACTGCAGAGCAGTAGACATACGCGATACAACAGCGTTATCTGTCATGCGGTTACCCAGACCAATCATTTTTACCCGTGGGTGTAACTTCAACAATCCTACTTCACGCTCCAGTAAGATCTTGTATGCAGCTGCTTGCAGCGCAGGAACGGCTGAGGTGATTTCGTCGAATACGATAAGCCAACCTTTAGCCTGAACTTCTTTGGCGTTTGTAGCCGATTCTGGCTGTGTAGAATCGAATGCTGGATTAGGGACCATAGGTAATGGATCACCCTCAACCGGGAAAGTGTTGAATGGTACATATTCTGCACGGTTAGTCTGCTGGTTGATGCGCGGAAAACCAGTTAAATCTGTTGGATCAGCTGTAGCCAAACGAACGTCAATCAGTTTCAGTCTGTTTTTGAAACCGAACATACGGGCAACAGAAGTTTTGCCGATACCGGGAGAAGATTGAACTAATGGAACCAGACCGGCAACCATAATGAGTTCAATGTTTTTATAGAGTTCATTGATACCAATGGTTTTAATTTGAGAAGAGATTTTGCTCATTTGTAAGAATTTCCTATATTAAGGGCTGATAATCGCAAAAGCCTGCGGAGCAGGCTTTATTAATTACTTCTTACATTTGTCGTATTGTTTTCGCCAATAATTTAGCTTGTGGATTGTCCAACCTTCAAGCAAAGCATAATGCTCTTGGGATTTACCTAAAGTCTTAGCTTTATTGATAATGGATTCGTATGTAGCTAAAGATTGCTGATAAATTAGATTTTCTGGGACAATATTAAGTTCTGCTAACTTTGCAGAAATATATGCTTCACTCAGTTTTAATTTATAAGCAATAGTGGATAAAGTTCCACCTTTATTGAGTAAATCAATAGCAGCAAGTATTTTTTTGGACGGTCTACCTTCTGATTGTTGTTTTAATCTTGCAGCAGTAGCATTTAAAGCTCTTTGTTGTTTAAGATCTAAAATATCTACTTCTACGCCTCTTCTACGAAAGTAACCTACTATTTGAAATGGTTTACGTTCGTACTTAACAGCGATGTCTTGAATTGAAATATCACTAGCATATAGCTCTAACATTATATCTATATCTTTTGGCTCAATTCTTTTCATACGCATTAGCGATTCTCCAGAATCTCCAGCTGTTTAATAGCAGCTAATACAAGGGGCAGTAAATGTGATTTTTCTTGTCGATATCGTTTTCTTAATACTTTTAAAGGGTCTGAAGGTACTCCTGATTGGGCTAATATTTGAAAAATCTTAGCTCTGTCTTTTTGTGCCTGAATATCTTTAATTGCTCGGATGTAACTCATTGTCCATTTCCTGTTGGATTTCTATAAAAGTTCTAATTAAAACATCTACATTACGGTACAGCTGCTCGTGATTACGGGAAGTGTACTGGATAGGATATACAGAAACTTGGCCCTGTAAGTCAACCATAAAGCGTAAAGAAAGTTGACAGAAAGGAAATTTAGATTTGGGAACAAACCCAAAAACATTAGGAAAATCTGTGCCAAGAGGGTAATCAGGGAGGTGATCATGCTTTTTTATGATATCAACAAGAGCATTTATGACTTCTTGTTGAATAGGTGAGATATCAGGTTTCACTTCTTTGCTCCTTGAAAAAATATTTATGTTATGCTTGACATAACTTAGAAGGGGATTTTTATGACATTAGCTGAATACTTAGAAAGTAAACGTGGCTTATCTTATACACAAATAATTGCTGAACAGCCGACAGTTGACACTATTGGTTCAATTACAGCAGAACATGTTCAAGAAATGACTACTATTCTTGCAGAAGGTTTAAGACTGGAAGTAGATAGTTATATTGCTACTGAGCAAACTAAACAATTGTACAGTGCTGTAAAAGTAGCATTAAGCGCTGAACATATTTATAGTCCAGATTTTAAGATTAACTTTAGTTTACCGAATATCTGGGGAACATTTCAGCTTGCTGTACAAGCTGGTATCATTTTACAGAGTTCTGCTGATAAATTAGTTAATCTTGCTACATATAAGAAAAAAACATTAAATGTAACAAGACAAGATTGTATTGATTACTTTGGTCCAGATTGGACAACACCAATTAGTATTGGCTCAAGTCGCCAAATTGAAATTACATTACATCAAGATAGTATTGAAAATACTTATCTAGTGTTTGAGATGTCCAGAGATGGTGTCAATTGGACTGCTGCTGGTAGTGTACACGGGCTTTATAAGTCTGGGGTGTACTTAGGTAGTATTCCGCCTTATGGCAGCTCACGTTTGATCCGGTGGCGTGGAGAGTACGATTTAGATGTGACAATAGAAGGTATCTAATATGACTTGGGCGCTAAAGTTCAATCCCGAAGGTAATGCCGGTAATGATGTCGTTACACTAAGTACTGCGCTAGTTCCGGGAATAGGTGTTGGTACTTCAAATTGGGCCATCGAATTTCGTATGAAGTTAGATAGTCTACCTGCGTCCGGTAACTGGTACATTCTTGGTTCGGGTTCCACATCACAAAATGCGGGTTTTGTTATACGTGCTGCGTCTGGATCTGGTGTATTAGCTTTAGTTAGTGCAGGTACACATATTCCAGCAGCAGATTCCCCAACAGGGTATCTATTAGCTGATGGGGAGTTTCACACATATCGAATTCAACGTGTTGCCGGCACAACAATTAGCTTTTACAGAGATGGTGCAGTAGTACAGTTAAATAAATCATGGGCTACTGCAAGTAACTTTACACTTAGTCTTAACCGTTTTGGCCGAGGCAGTATCAGCGGTACGGGTGGCGTTACTCCAATGGAGTTGGAGTGGTTTGACGCTACCGAATTTGATACTACTAATGGTCAGCGATGGGAATCAGATTTAGCAAATGGTTCTGGTACTGTTTGGCCTACAGTTAGCGGTAATAACCAAGGTACATTGGTTAACTTTACTTCTGGTGCTGAATGGGTATTTTATTCTGAGGGTACAGTAGAAACAGTAAGTATTGATTCTACTTATCCAAAGTATACTGCAAGTATTACAGGAACAAATAGTAAGCCGGTATTTAATACTTCTGTAGATGCTTCTTATAATAAGCACACAGGTAGTATTTCTGCAGGAGTAGTTACACCGGGACTTACTGCAAGTATTAATGCATCTTATGGTAAGTATACAAGTACTGTGACAGGTACTAATATCAAACCTGTAAGAACAGCAAGTATAAATAGTAGTTACGGAAAATATACTGCTAGTGTTACCGGTACTAATATTAAGCCTGTTAGGACAGCATCAGTTAACAGTACTTATGGTAAACATACTGCTACTGTAACAGGTGGTGTAGTTACATCAAATAAACAAGCAAGTATAAGTGCTACTTACGCTAAATACACAGGTACTGTTACAGGTTCAAATAGTAAACCTGTATTTAGTACAGGTATAGTTGCTTCTTATAACAAATATTCTGGTAGTGTTACAGGAAGTAATACAAAACCAGTATTAACAACAAGTATTAATAGTACTTATGGTAAGCACACAGCAACAGTAACTATTAATAGCGTGTACTTAAACAGAATAGTAACTATCAATAGTACCTATGCAAAACATAGTGCTTCTATTATGGCTAGTTTACTTTCACCGGGAAGAAGCTGTACTATTGACGCATCTTACCCTCAGCACTTTGCTGTAGTTATACAAGGGCAAATTAACCTTACAACAAAAGCAGGTACAGGCAGGAACTTAGATATTTCCTTTGGATCAAGACACTACCAGTATCATGCTGGTTTAAGAGATATTACAGTAGAGGTTTAATATGGCTAATTATGATGTAGATGTGAGAAATGCAATTTGTGATTTTATTGCTAGTACAGTAACAGGTGGTACGTTAACTGTACTGGATGCATCAAATAATGTGTTGGCAACTCATGGTGCAGTACCTGCATTTGGTGCTTCGGCTGCAGGTGTAGCTAACTGTGGTGTTATTGCTAATGCAACCATTACAGCAGGAGGTACAGCTGCAAAAGTAAGGGTTACGAAAGGTACGTACTTACATGAGTTTTTATCACCGGGAGAAGTAACTTTCTCTAACACTACTTATGTATTAAATGGTGAATCGCAGATTACACTGTTACGGATTAACTACCCTGACGGTACGTTATAATGTCTTGTAATCAAACAATACAATATGTGTATACTTTTCCAAAAAGCATAAAAGTTACTAAGACTGATCGTTATTCTGTTGAATTAATGGATTGGTTGGATGAAGGAGAAGTATTAGGCAGTTGTAGTGTAGTTTGCTTAAACAATAAAGCATCACTTGTACAAGCTGGTGTGAGTGGAAGCAAAATAATCATGCTTTTAACTGGAGTTACTGCGGGAGAGGAAAGACTAAAGATTAGTTACTCTACTGATGGTACAGCTAGAAGTGATGAAATTACAGTACGATTGCATGTAACTTTATAAATAAAAGCCCCTTATTTGGGGCTTTTTCTTTCTGATCTATCATGCGTTGTATAATCAACATAAGTCTGTTGATCTATCTTGGAAGATAACTTCAAAGTCGCATAGATATTGTTTATCTGTTTACCTATAGCAAAAAGATAAACAAGTAAGCCGAAACAGTTAACTGCAACAAAAAAGACTATTGCAACATAATCACTTAACAGTAAATCTTCTTTCATGTATGGAAACACAATGAAAGCGAATACTGTATTGAAGATGGTTAATGCTATTGTAAACAAAGCAAGTAACATCAAAGACTTCCTGAAATTAAAATAAGTTAAAGGTTGAGTGTCAAAATGACCGGTAATAAGTGTATTTTGTACAGATGCAATTTTTATTGCAACGTAAGCACTAGTTATTTGATGAAGTTTTTCAGTCATTTTTACATTACACTCATTACAAATATGAGTATATCCCCTCATAGAATAGGGTGCATCAATTTCATAAAAATTTTCAAAATATTGGGATTCTATTCTACAAACAGCACAAATGTCATTTTTCATACAGCTAACCACTCCAATGGCCCTTGCTTATCATAACCACTACGATAACACTGAAGTGGTCAGCTATATAAAAAATAGGGCTACCGAAGTAGCCCGGTCAAAGACCTACATTGGAACCCTCATTATTGTTGTTTAATGGAACAAGTTCTCACGCCTGCGAAACCCAAAAAACAACAATAATGTAGATTCCATGAATCTACACTTAAATTAAATCTATTCTTCTTCGCCCATAGCTTTTTTGCTCTTTTTAGTATCACGTTTAAGCGCGATTTGGGTTAAATAAAGGAAAGCTGTACTTACAAAGAATAAATCTAGTAATACAGACATCAGCATAAACATAGAGTCTGCTAATACAGCCATTGAAAGAAGAAAGGCAATAATGCCTAAGTCAAACTTACGCATTGACCTTCAGACCGAGTACTTTACCGATTTCAACAATCAGTTTCTGTTCAGAGTCAGAGATGCTGCCGTCTGCTTT